GTCAGGATATCAGTAAGCCGAAAATTTAGGGGGTAACCATGGGAGACCGAGGACCAAAACCAGAAACCAAAATACACGTACTGCCGGCGCAAAAAAATAAACGCAAATCACCTATACCAGGAATGACAAAGCCTGCTTGCCGGATCTGGACAAAAGTAATGGGTGACTACGATCCGGATCATTTTTTACCACAACACTATGGCATTTTACGCGCATATTGCGAAGCCGAAGCAGCTCACAACCGGGCGATTAAGGGTGTTGCTGAAGGCGGAGATATCATCAAGCAAGAAAACGGCGTGGTAAAAGAAAATCCATATGTGAACATGGAAATAAAGTTTGCAAATCTTATGTCTCAGCTTGGAACAAAGTTGGGCATAACAAAAAATGCAACAACCGTTTCAAGGGGTGATAAGTCTTTAAAACCAAAACCAAAAAGCAAACGGGATGGATTAATGGGTGGCCAATGAAAATTAAATTACAACCTGCCACCATTGCCGATATGAAAAATATCAAGCCGTCAAAAAAAACTACCACATCTGAAAAATACCGGGAAGATGTCAGGATATTTCTTGAGGAGATGAAAATCTTTTCCATTAAATCGAAGAAAATCATTAAGATGATTATTAAGACATTTGACGACCTTAAATTACCCATCCCAGGTGAACAACTCCGGATCAGGACACAGCAACAGGTGAATCTCATAGTTTTGGTTTTACGTATCCTGAAACAACACGACAAAATTGATGAATTGACAATCGCAACATATTCCCTGAATAAAGAAGCCTTTAATATTTTGAGTGATCTTGTCAAGGCGGGCAAAATAAAAAAATTCAATATATTCCTTGCCAGCTCAAACCGCTTCAGGAATGAGAATCATTTGAATTATCTAATTAACCTTTCCCGGGAACTTTCTGAAAGTGGTTTTTTGCTTTCCTTTGTTTTGGTTTGGAGTCATTTCAAAATAACCCTTGCCAGGTGCGGATCTGATTTTTATCAATTTGAGGGCAGTATGAATTATTCAATGAATAATATGGCCGAACAGATCGTTTTTGAAAACAATAAAGATTTATACGATTTTGATTATGATTTTATAACCGAAACCATGCAGGATACAAAAAACAAGGCCCTGGAAATAATAATATAAAAAAAGTGCTTTTTTCTTAAATAAAGTTAATAAAACGCTTGACATTAATCATAGACTCCTGTAATATTAGACATAATCAAACAGGGAGATAAAACATGAAATTGATTGGCGGACAGAAACTCAAAGAACTCGGAAGCACAAGACACACAGAAGATTCAGATTATATTATTTTCGACTCTGAAAAAGACGTTTTCACCCATGACGCAGAAAAAAACATTGATTATATCAACGCAGCAAAAAATGATTTTTTCGGAAAAATTTGGAACAAAGAAATAGACAACTCTGAAATTTCTTTAAACTCCCTCCTGGAACTCAAATCATTTAGCTTTGTTCAACACTGCCAGAACATGAATTTTACAAAAGCAGACAATGACGAATTTGACATTAAATTTCTGGTTAGAAAACTTGGATTTGATGTCAACTTTAACATTGTCAAAAAATACATCTCAGCCGGTGAGTTGAGCGAAATAGTTAAAATAATCAATAGCATGAAAAGGAGCTAATCATGACAAAGTTAAAAAATAAAACTCAGTTAAGAAACCTCGTAAAAAGCAGTGTCGGGAATACTGGAAGTCTTGACAGGGTAGAGATTTATGACGATTACACCTGGGCTGATATGAGTTGCAGTACGTGGTCAGAAAATTGCGTATTGAGAATGAGCGTGATTGATGTTGCGAGACGGTGTAGCTATGACAACACCATTGACCAGGATATCACAGAGATGTTTAGAAGAATTGAAGCCGCCGTTGATTATTACCACGAACATGGCCAGAAATTAGATTTTGACATGATATAGACAATCAACCCAAAAGCCCGGCCACCATACCGGGCAAGGAGATAATATTAAAAACAAATCAAAAGGGGCTGGCAGGCCGCCTGTCCCACCACACCTAAAACGTGTAAAAATGACAGGGGTAAGGATTCAGCAATGGATCCTTGATTGGCTTATGGCGCAACATGGATCAAAGGGTCAGTTAATTGAAAAATTGTTGATTGATAAATATGGGTTGGAATCAAAACGGGATGGATTGATGGGAGGGAAATAAAAATGTATTACATAGAAATACCAAAGATAATTGAAGCCACTCAAGTTTTTAAACTTTCAGATCATAAATTGATTGTTCCGATAACAACAAAATATGAGAATTTTACACCTGTTAAAAATGGCGCATTTGCTTTATTGCAAGCAGGCTTCTATGAAATTGATTTTGTTATGCCTGGTGATTATATCATAGAAGAAAATTATGATGAAGATTATCCATGTGTTGTAATGCGTAAGAAAGATTTTGAAATAAGATATAAAGAATACGAATAACATGCAAACCTACATAGATAAAGCCAGAGCCCAAAGAATAATTGATTTTATCCAAACCCTTACCATTCCTGAAGGTATGCACCAAGGAAAACCGTTTATTTTGAGACCATGGCAACAGGAGATAATCATGGATGTATACTCCCCTGTTGATGAAAATGGCCTTCGCGTTGTCCGTAAAGCAATCCTATCCATGGGAAAAAAGAACGGAAAGGGGCTTGCTCTTAATACACCACTCCCGACACCTACCGGATGGATGACGATGGATGACGTAAAACCGGGCGATATCCTTTATGATGAGTTTGGAAATGAATGCAAGGTAACGTTTGAAAGTGATATAAAAAATATTGATTGTTATTCTGTTTCATTTTCAAATAACGATACAGTGATATGTGATGAAGAACATCTATGGGTCACTTCAACTATTTTGTCTAATAAAAAAACAAGGTCCATGAAAGAAATATATCTTACACAATCACATGAACATTCTATAGAATCATATGAAACTGTAAAAATAATATCTGTTAAAAAAACACCAAGTGTCCCTACAAAATGTATTCGGGTTGACAGCCCAAATAGTTTATTTCTTTGTGGCAAAACAATGATACCTACCCACAACACCCCCCTGATAGCTGCAATAGTCCTAACTCACCTCATAGGCCCAGAAGCCAAACGAAACGAGCAAATGAACTCAGCAGCCTTTGAGCGCGAGCAGGCTGGTATCGTCTTTAAATATATGGAAAATATAATTTATGCCGATGAAGAACTAAAAGAAGCCACCATTATCAGGACAACTAAAAAAGAAATCGAAGGGCGGTATACTGGATCCATTTACAAGGCATTATCAGCAGAGACAAAATCAAAGCATGGTTTCAGTCCCGCCCTACTCGCATTTGATGAGCTTGCCCAGTTTGGAGCGGATAGAAGATTTTACGATACTCTTGTCCAAGGTTTTGGCGCTCATTTAGAACCTATGCTATGGATTATTTCAACTCAGGCAGCAGACGACCTGGCGGTTTTATCGGAGGAAATAGACTACGTAATAAAAAACGGTCACACGGACCCCACAGTAAAGCTATTTCTATTCACAAGCCCTATCCATGACGAAAAGGGCGAGGAGATAGATATAATGGATAGAGAGTCCTGGAAGCTGTCAAACCCGGCCCTGGACGATTTCCTTTCCCTGAAAGACATGGTATCTCTTGCCAATACAGCCCACAACATGCCAAGCTCTGAACCAGGATTCCGAAATCTAAGATTAAATCAGCGCATTTCAACAGATTCCCCTTTTATGTCTATCGGTGTATGGACTAAAAACAATGCATTACCAAGCGTTGACGCATTATCAAAGGGGCGTATAACAGCAGGGCTTGATTTGTCCGGAAAGAATGATTTATCAGCCTTGGTCTTGGATGCCTTTTATTACGAAGAAATAGAAATAAAAGTTGCTGGTAATTTAAGCGTAATTGAAAAAGGGAAAAAAGGCTTTCACAATCTATTTGCCTATTTTTGGAAACCAGGTGACCTGATCCAGGAACACAAGAAAAAAGACAGGGTGCCATATGATTTGTGGGTAAAGCAAGGGCATATCGAAGCGAAGCCAGGGAAAACAATTGATTATGAGTATATTGCCTTAAAGGTCTATGAGCTGCACGTTTTACACCATATAGACGAATTACGCTTTGACAGATGGCGCATTGAGGACTTCCAAAGGGCCTTGGATAAGGTCGGGTGTGACACCTACATAAAAGACAAGGAAGAATCCCCAGGCAGCGACGCGCTTTGCCTTGTACCACATGGTCAGGGTTTTAAGGACATAAATCCAGCGATAGAGAGCGTTGAGGATGTATTTACAGACTCCAGGGCCAGACACGGTGGCAATCCTGTTCTTACAAATTGTGTGGCAAATACAGTGGTGACTTTTGACCCTGCCAATAATCGAAAATTTGAGAAGCAAAAATCAACTGGTCGGATTGACGGAACAGTTGCAATGGCTATGGCTATGAATGGGGCCGAACTGCCGCAACTTGAGGACACCACACAACCGGCTGTAATATTTATTTAAAAACCCACCACATATAGAAATAAACTTGACATAACCCCCATATAGTGCTTTTAATGTACTTTATGAAGGTATTTCAAAATATTGGTTCATATATCGTCTTAATGTTTATAGGCTGCATCCTTATTGGATACGGCCTTTTTCTTTTATACGGATTGGGCCTTTCTTTGTCAGTTATTGGCGCTATTTTCTTTAGCTTGGGAGTATTCGGAGAGTTTGCGCCCGTTTTTGTTAAAAAAGGATCTTAAATGGGTTTTTTGGCCAAAGAGCTTAGAGAGAATATTAAAACCGGGTCGTTATCTGCTTATTCTGATTTTTGGTATAACGCCACAGGCGGCGGGCCTACAAAATCCGGTGTAAAGATAAACGAAGAAACGGCCATAAAATATTTAGCTATTTTTTCTTGTGTATCACTAATATCCGGTGATCATGCCAGCCTGCCATTAATTCTATATCAAACCGGAAAAGATGGGAGCAAAAAGAGAGCCACAAGTGAACCACTCTATGATATCCTGCATAATCAACCAAATAAAAATACAGATTCATTCCATTGGCGTGAAACCGGGCAAAGTCATCTTTTGACCTGGGGTAATTTTTTTAATGACCTTAAAAGAAACCCCAGGACCGGAGAAGTAAGCCAAATAATTCAACTTGCAAAACCCGGTGGTGTATCCGTAAAAAATAACCGAAAAGGGATTTATTACGAGTGGCTGGATAAAGACGGCAAAATTCAGCGAAGACAAAAAGATAAAATATTCCATATTGCCGGATTTGGTTTTGATGGCATTAAGGGAATGTCTGTGATAGCCAATGCACGTGAAGCCATTGCCCTTGGAATTGCTGCTCGGGATTACGGATCTTTATTTTTTGGACAGGGCATCCATCCATCCGGAACATTTGAGACTGAGCAGAATTTAGGTGATAACGCTGCGGACTTTGCGAAAGATATCAAAAAACAATATGGGGGCCTTGGGAAAAGCCACAATGCAATGGTCTTGACAAGGGGTGTAAAATATAATCCAATCACAATACCCATGGATGATGCTCAATTCATATCTACCAGGCAACACCAGGATCTTGATATATGCGGAATGTATAAAGTGCCTCCCCATAAAATCGGGATCCATGGCGCGAACTCAAATAACAACAATTTAGAGCAAGAAAACGGATCCTATGTTTCTCAATGCTTGCGGCCTTGGCTTGTAAGGTGGGAACAGTCTATGAATATGCAACTATTGACGCCTGAACAGAGACAGCGCGGTCTTTATGTTGAATTATTGGTCGAGGGTCTTTTGCGTGGTGATTCAGAAGCAAGGTCAGCATATTATGATTCCCAATGGCAGAAAGGCGCAATGTCTGCAAACGACATTAACAAACTTGAAAACCGAAACCCGGTCCCGGGTGGCGATCAATATTTTGTTCCTTTAAATTTCATACCATCAGACCAGGCTGCAGACTTTGCCAAAGAAACCAATCAGGATCCAGCCAAAGAAGATAAAAGCCTTAGAATGATTGAATACCGGGCAAAAACATCCATCCTTCTCAGAGACCGGATAGCAAAACAATATTATCCGCTTTTTAAACGAGCAGCTCAGGATATTGTGAACAAAGAAGGACTTGCGGTAAAAGCACAGGTCAACAAACAGCGCAAAAGCCGTGAAAATAGGGACATGCAGACTTGGCTTGATGATTTTTATCGGAAAATGCCGGCTGAAATAAAATCCAAAATAGGGCCGGTGATCAGGAGTTTTTCAGAGGCTATACAGGCGGCAAGTGCAGAAGAAATGGGCGTTGATGTTGGTATTTCTGATGATCTTGAAAGATTTATCAATGATTATACCGAACGATATGCAGAGCGCCACACAGAAAGCTCATTGGGTCAATTAACAGCCCTTTTAAAAGATGATTTGGATGCCTTGGAAGAAAGGGTAGATGAATGGGAAGAAACCAGGGCCGATAAGATAGCATCAAACGAAACAGTTAGAAACTCAAACGCAGTTTATCAAGCCGTTGCCTTTGGTGCTGGGTTGACAACAGCTTGGAGAATACGAGGGGCTAAAACTTGCCCATTCTGCAAAAGCCTTGCAGGAAAACGGGTAAGCACAGGCCAAAGTTTTGTGAATGATGGCGACGAGCTTAATCCGAAAGGGGCTGAAGCGCCAATGAAAATCAGGGGCATGAAAGCCCACCCGCCTCTTCACCGGGGTTGTGATTGTTATTTAAGTATTTAAAAAGGTGATAATATGCCAAAAGAAAAAAAAGAAATCAGGATTTTAAAGACTGCCGAACTCAGGGTAAAACGTGATGGTGACGAACTCCCAAAAATAGAGGGCTATGCGGCTGTTTTTAACAAGGATAGCGAAGACATGGGCTTTATTGAACGTATTGCGCCAGGGGCCTTTAAAAAGGCTTTAAAAACGTCAGATGTCCGGGCATTGTTCAACCATGACTCAAATATTATCCTGGGCAGAAAATCAGCCGGGACCCTTGAACTCAAAGAAGATAAAAAAGGGCTGTTTATGTCTGTCACGCCACCCGATACGCAACTTGTCAGAGATATGGTTTTGACACCTATTGAGCGCGGAGACATAACACAGCAATCTTTTGGATTTAATATAAAAACTGATGAATGGAAGGATATGGACAAGGAGACGCCAATACGGACGATTACAGAGGTAAACGAGCTTTTTGACGTTTCACCTGTGACATTTCCGGCTTATCCTGATACAGAAGTTGCCTTACGATCATTGGACAATATAAAAAAAGACCTCTCAACAGAGGCAACAGACGCGGCAACCCGTGCAATTGACAAAGAGCAGAACGATAAGATTGACAAATTAATTGAAGGAAGAACAGCAGGAGGTCTGAAAATATGACTAAATTACAAAAGCTGCAAAAAGCTTATCGTGAAAAACTGGCAAAGCTCAAAGAGTTGAGAGACTTGGAAACCAGAACAGCCGAGCAGGACACCGAGATTACAACCATTATGGACGATATGGAAAAGCTTGGAACAGACATTGACACTGAGCATAGAGCGGCCAAACTTGAAGAAGATAACCTTTTTGCCGAAGGCGGTGATGATACAGAGGATGGAATAACCACAGAAATCGAAGATAAACCCATTTACAGATCCCGTTTTCCCCTGGGCGAACAATGCCGGGATATGATTATCGTTGCAAAAAATGGACACGGCAAACCCACAGAAGAAGCCAGGTCAAGACTCGATCAAGTCGGAAAAAGGGAGCTTGAAACCCAAGAAACCCGGGCCGCTGGTGTTGGAATGGTCGAGGCTGTTGGAGAGGATGGCGGGTTCTTACTTCAGGGAGAATCGGTTATCAGCCTCATGACAAACGGCTGGAATAACAATGCCTTATTGTCCAGAACTGACTCCATGACCATTGGCGGCATGTTTTATGATCAATATGGAATTGATGAAGATTCCAGGGTTGATGATAGCCGTGGTGGTGGTATACGATGGTATAACGACAAGGAATTGACAGAAATTGAAAGCACAAAAACCGTCTTGAAAAAAACAAGATGGGAGCCAAACCGATTGACCGGGTTATATTTTATGTCAAACGAAATCCAGCAGGATGTGCCGGCGCTTCAATCTGAAATGAATAATCTTTTTGGTGAGGAGCTTGCATTCAGAAAACAAGAAATGGTTTTTCGTGGATCCGGTTCTGGTGAAGCTCTTGGTTTGATCAATGCACCGAATAAGGTTTCCCAGGCAAAACAATCCGGGCAGGATGCTGATACTATTACCCACAGAAATATAACCATGATGCTGACCAGAATACATTTGAAAAATCTCAATTCTGTTGTCTGGATTATAAACCAGAACACTCTTGACCAGCTTTTGAACCTTACTGTATCCGTTGGTACCGGTGGTGCAATTTCAAACGCTTTCATGCCAAATTTTGCGGGCGCTCCTGGCGTTATTGGTACTTTGTGGGGTTATCCTGTAATTCCAATTGAACAGGCTTCTACGCTGGGTGATCTTGGCGATATCATGCTGACTGATTTGAGCCAGTATAAAACGGTTGATCGCGGTGGTGTTGAAACTGCAATTTCCGGTCATATTAAATTTCTGAATAATCAGACAGCAGTTCGATTTGTCACTCATTTTGATGGCCAGCCAAAACAAAAAGCGCCATTAACGCCGAATAAAGGGACTTCCACAAGCTCCACTGTCCTTTTGGCCGCAAGATAATTTTTAAATAAAAAAGGAGGTCCATAATGGGTCTTTATCCGAGAATTCCAGAAGACGCGGTGCCTGTTGTTTTAACAGCACCTGTTACCACTAATGGCGGCGTGACGACCGACTATATCAGCCTCAAGCTGGCCCACATGGTTTACCTTGAGCTTATTTTTACGCAGGCTCAAGCAGATGCAACCGGGATCGATCCTGTTCAGTGTACGGCGGTTGATGGATCTGATTCAAAGGCAATCACAAACATGCTGCCAATTTTTTCAAACACCGATATCAGCCTTACAAGTGTATTGACCAGGAGAACCGATGCCATCACTTACGATTTGCCCGCAACCGCAAAAAATATGATTGTCGTAATGCAGATTGATCCTGCCGGTTTTGATATTGAAAATGGGTTTGACGTCCTTGGTGTTACGATTGACAATTCAGGCCAGGCCACGGATTTTGTGAGCGTTGTTGCTCATGTTGTGCCAAGATACAAGGATTCCAATTATATTGTTGATTAATTTCAGCCTAACAGTCACGGGGGAAACTCCGTGACAATAGGAGTAAACCATGGATCAAGCAGGTATCAAAGAGGTTTGTGACGCAATAATTACCAGGCCCGGATTTAAACAATTTATGTCTGGTGAAATTGCCAGGCAGTTGAAAGAGGCCAACAAACCCAAAAAAGAAACGGCCACATCAAAATCGGCCATGAAAAGAGAAAAGGCAGTAAAAAATAATCTTATAAAATAGGAGAGGTGACAAATGCCTAACTATGCACCATCAACACGAGCAAGAATCTCGGATCTCATCCTGGGAATGCGAGTAGACACCCCAAACGTTGACGTTTCAGATGCAGTACACCTTCATCAAGCACAAGTAGAAGATTTCAACGTCTATGGATCAATCCTTTTAATGAATTTATTTATGGAAGTTGTAACAGTGTTAGAGGCAAGTGCGGCATTGTTTCAATATACATATTCCTGTCTTTTGCACACAGGCGGTGCAATTGCAGCAACTAAGCTGGGGCTTGTCAGTACATCTATATCAGGCTTAACAGAAGGCCAAAGGGTAACATGGGGCGGCGGCGCCGTATCCGGATCAAACCATAATGTTACAGGTAGTGCCGGTGTTGCAGATAAGCCGGTGGGCCTTGGTCAGCCAATAATTGTTGGATATAAAAATGCTGTTTCAACTATTGGCCATCTTACAACCACACAGGATATTGCAACCGGGGTCGTTTTTCATTCATTGTTTTATGTTCCCATGTCTGCCGGCGCTTATGTAGAGGCCGCATATTAAGGGGGTATTATGACTGTTAAACTTGAAACCAATATCCAAAGATTCAACGGGGTATCATCCGACGATAAACCTGAAAGCCCCCCTGAAGGATCAACCTTTCATGCCATTGATACTGGAGAAAAACAGATTTTCCATGATGGTATGTGGGAGGATGATCTGAGCCTGATTTATGCTTTTAACGCAAATTAAAATATGAGGTGATTTATGTACGGACAAGATGCAGACGGGGTCGGACGGGCTCCATTAATTGACAGTAAACGTCAACTGGTTATGGCCGGGGCTTTTGCCGAAGCCGTAAAAGATGGAAAGTGCTTCTCGGGTGCTAACCAAACCGGAACAGTCTGGACGGTTGGCCTTGCAACGACCAATACTGGCTTGTGTATTGCAAATCCCATTGGATCAGGAAAAATTCTTAGTCTCTTGGCTGCCGGATATTCTGAGGTCGTCGCTCCCACAGGCATTGCAGACGCTTGGATTGCAACAGGATATCATGCCAGCACAGATGTGATCCTTGGCGTTATTGGAGTAGCAAGGAACTTGAAAGTCGGTGCGGCGGTTGGTGTTGGAAAAGTCTATACCGGAGCCACCCTGCCAGTAGCTCCCACCTATACATTCCCTATCATGACCGGCCATACATCGGCGGCATTATCAACGTCAGCAGCTCCCGGGCTTATCAGAATTGACGGACTTGTATCACTTCCACCTGGTGCTTTCGCAATCATCGCAAACTTTACCATTGGTGTTGCAGTCGGTGCAAAGGGTGCTATTCTTTGGCAAGAATTGGACGAATAAAACTATTGGCCGGGTAAAACCGGCCTTAAAAGGTGATCCATGAAATTTGATTCAAAAATAACGCCAAGATTTTTTAAAGCTGTGTTTGGTAAAACATCAACAGATAATTATCATCCTATTATAGCAGATCCATCAACATGTGGTCTTTTGACGTCAGAACATAACGATATCGCAGTTCATGAGGGCCATTATTTTAGATCTGGGCTTAATTATACCCTGGCAAATGGCAATGTCGCTGGATTCGGAATGTCCATCCCTAATGCCGGGAAAGAAATACATATGTCCTGGGAATTTACAGCCACAGCAAATGGTGTTTTTACATTAAAAGAAGATGTTACGAGCTTTGCAGGTGGCGCCACTGTTACCCCATTGAATCATAACAGAGTCAAAGCCAGCACGAACCCATCAATCACAACATGTATAAAAGGTATGACAGGAGTAAGCCCTATCACGCCAACCGGGGGAACAACCATTTTAAATGCCATACTGTCAACTGCAAGAGGATCGTCTATAAATCGAGACACAAGCGCTGAACTTATTTTAAAACCGTCGTCAAATTATTTTTGGCAGTACACAAACGGAACAAGTGCAAATGTGATCCAATTAATATTAACCTGGCATGATCATATTCCATGTGTATCATAGGAGTTTAAATGATAACCGAACTTGTCACATTACCAGCCCAATATCCGGTCTCACTCACAGAGGCAAAAAAGCAATGTGAGATTGACGATGATGATACGGCACATGACACATACGTCAAAAGTCTGATCATGGCCGCAACCGGACGGGCGGAACAGTATTTGCATAGGCGTCTGGTTACCCAAACATGGAAGTATTATATGGACGGTTGGCCTTATGGGTCATCTATCCGGCTTCCTTTCGGGCGCCTTCAATCCGTGACAAGTATAAAATATAAAGATTCTGACGGTGACGAATCGACCTTTTCAAGCGATGATTACATCGTGGATACAAACAGCGAACCCGGGCTCATTGAACTTGGATATGAGGAGTCATGGCCAACAGTAACCCTTTATCCTTCAAACCCGATTAAAATAGAGTTTGTTTGTGGGTATTATATCGGGTCCACATGGATCAAAGAAACGGCATACGCAGAGAATGCCCTTGTCCTGCCAGCCACAGAAAACAGACTTGTTTATAAATGCACAACAGAATTGACAAGCCTTACCACGGCTCCCACATGGCCATTAACCATCGGTGGGACTGTAGCGGATGGAACAGGAGTAACAGAAGGAGTGTGGACATGTGTTGGTCTTGCAGTACCAGAAATAATCAGACATGCCATAAAACTTGATATATCTGATTTCTTTGAGAACCGGGAAACGGAAGTCTATATACCAAATCATTTTACACTTAAAACCTGGGAAGCCTTGTTGTTCCCATGCAAATTATTTGGAGGGATCGTTGAAAATGACTAAAATGGTAGACAATGCTGCCGTACCATCCGGTATTTTTGGGATAATGGTTGGATTCCTTCACGATTGTGGAAATGAAATTTTGATATTATTTTCTATAGTTTTGATTTTATGTCAATTGCTTAGGATGTTTTATAAATTTATGAAATGGATTAGAGGATGAGGGCGGGCAGTTTAAGACACAGAGTATCGATACAAGAAAGTGTGCAGACGCCAGACGGTAGGGGAGGCTTCAGCACAGTATTTAGCGATGTAACCGGTATGGGAAGTGTGCCAGCAGCGATCTGGCCGTTATCATCAAAAGAACAACTTGACGCCATGAAACTTGAATCAGTGATAACAAATAAGATCCGGATCCGATACCGGGCCGGGATAACTTCAGCAAATAGGATTTTATTTGGATCAAGGATTTTTAATATTCGGGGAGCGCCGATTAATTCTGATGAAAAAAATAAGACTTTAGATTTTTTGGTCCAGGAGGATATCTGATGACTTTTGAAATTGAATGGTATGGTGGCCAAGTTTTAAACGCTTCCAAAATCGCCCTTGATACTGCATCTAAAAAGGTCGCTAAAATGGTTATGGAAGATGCAAAAAAGATCCTGAAACAAAAAGCCAAAACCACAACAGATAAAGGCCTATTAAGTCAATTTTATGTTGATGAGAGCTTGTTTAAAAACGGTGGGTATTTGGTTTGGTGTCAGGGGCCTAAAAAATGGTGGGGCAAATATCATGCCAGTTTTTTTGAACTTGGAAATGTTTGGATACATCCGTATGGAAACAAATCACTTCCAAAAATTAATTTACCAGCAAATCCATTTATGAGGCCAGCGGCAAGGAAAAATAAACACAAGGCAACAAAAGTATATCAAGACAGCTTAGATGCTTGGTTAAAGGCAGGGTAATGGATTTATTATTTCAAGCCATATATAACCATTTTTCAGCCACAACCGGAAGCGGTTTTTATAACGATGTGTCAGGCCGGATGTATCCCAATTTTGCCAGCCAGGGTGCCAGCTTCCCATATTGCGTTTATTTTTCCGTAGTTGATGGCAATGACCTTGATTTTTCAGATGAAAGCGAAGATTTTTTATTACAGTTTAACATTTTCAGTCAAAATACTTCAAGCATTGAGGCCGGGAACCTACTTGAAAGCCTTAAAACTATGTTCGATAATTGCAGCTTGACAGTGACGGGATGGAGACATTTACAATTTCAGAGAGGGAACATATACCCTAACGGTGATTATGAACAGAGCCCACCAATACAGGGGTATTCAGTTGAATATAACGTCTTACTTGAAAAGGCTCGGAGCTAATGATAACCCTGAAAAATAAATATAAAGGCCAAATATTAAATATTGTCGGCAAGGGACCGTCTTTGAGATATTTAAAAACTGAGCATTTTATCCCAGGTCCAATAGTAACAATCAATCATGCCATAATAGCAGTAGAGCAATTTAATTTTGATGACGTATATTCAATGCAGAAAGATGGTGGGAACCGGCGTATTTCTTTGAGTCAGCAGGATTTAAACCCGAGTTGTGAGCATTCAGGAGATTGTGGCGATACCTGTGGCGGAATGACAAGGCCAAAAAAAGCAACTCTCCTTGTTCATAGACACGAATCTTTATTTTGTTTTCCTGAATACAAGCCAAGAGTGGTTTTTGATTGGGATCTTTTAGGATTGCCGGGGAACGAAAACTCAATGATTTTTTCAATTCAAATCGGTAAATTATTTGGGTGTACTGGATTTCGGTTTATTTCGTTTGACATGCACACTCATGGAGACAATAGAACTTATATACCCGGAATGATAGAAGATATGCCGAATAATCCCTATCAATCTCAAGTGCCAAAAATAGCACAATATATAAACGGGTTTGATTCAATGTGGGTCACACCGAAAAAGGAGCAAGAATGATGGAGCAAAAAGTATCAATAATTATCCCGGTCATAAGACCAGAAAGCGCAGAAAGGTGTATTGAGGCTATCAGGAAAAATGCAGGGTGTGATAGTTATGAAATAATATCTGCCGTTGATGTTGATGGTATCGGATGCCCGAAAATGGTAGAAATACTTACAAAACAGGCCAAATACGATCTTGTCATGTTTCTTGGAGATGACACCATCCCTGAAAGAGACTTTTTAAAACACGCCATTGACGCCATGGAAAGTTTTCCTGACGGATGGGGCGTGGTTGGATTACATACACTTGACATAAGAATTGAAACCGGTAACCCACTCGCACACTGGATGGCCCATAAAAAGATGCTTGAGCATATCCCTGACGGTAATTTCTTTTCTACCGAATATCATCATTGTTGGTGTGATAATGAATTAAAAGATGTTGCTGATGAATTGGGCCGGTGGGCATATGCTAAAAAATCAAAAATAACGCATATGCATCCTGTCAATAAATTGGCCCGGGATGATGCAGGATATAAAAAAGCGTATGGCAATGGCCATGATACAAATGATTTTAAGATATACTGCCAGCGCAAACGTGCCCGGATGCAGGAAAGATATGGAATCAAGCTCGCAATAGCCGTGCCATTGACGGACGAAACAGTTTACCGACAATTCTTCTTTTCTTTTGTCAAAGTCATAACGGAATATATGAGCAGCCTGGTGAAAAATGGAAAGCCAATATCATTCGATGTTTTAATGCCGGACTTCCCCTGTCAAATTGATGCAGCACGAAATAATTTGGTTCAGAAAGCCCTTCTGTCAGGATGCACACATATTTTAATGATGGACACAGACCAGATCTACCAGACAACCGGAATGATCGAAAAAATGTTGGCTCATGATAATCCTGTTGTCGGGGCTCGTGTCCATCGGCGGTACCCTCCTTTTGATCCGTTATTGCTCAGGGGGGATCCTGGGAAATTATATCAGGTGCCGGACGATGAAATAAAAAACGAGGATGGAAGTTTTAACGAGGATCTTCCAGTGGACTATACCGGGACAGGGTGTATCCTTTATGATATGAAAATTTTTAATGACATGATACCCTTAAAATGGTTCAGGTTTTCCGTGGGTGATCATGGTCAGCCGATAGGAGAAGATATCAATTTTTGCGATGAGCTGAAAAAAGCAAATATCCCTATCATTGTTGACTGCTCGATTGATATAAAACACTTGTCAACCATGGCGATCGATTGGGGAACATATAAATTATTCCAGAAAATAATGAAATAAATATAAACTTGTTAAGCAGGACTGGAGCCCCTAATAACAAAAAGATAGGAGGACAGATATCATGGCACTCGAAAGCAAAATAGGCATAGATTGTAGGGTCACATTGGGGGCAAATATTATCCTGGGGCAAGGCACCTGGGGTATTTCTGGGGGATCATACGCGGAACTGGACGATACTGATTTCGGTGATGACGATACCATAATGTTACGAGGTGTCAGGACAGGCGGAACCGTAACTTTTTCCGGGAAATACAAAAAAGACGATACAACCGGCCAGGATAAAATCAGGGATGCATACTGGCTAAAATCTGACATTACTGATCTTAGGTTCTGGGTTGATGATACCAGTTATTATACGCCTAACAACACAACAGGTGCCGGTGGCGGGTTGCCTGCTGAAACAATGATCAGTCATATCAAAATCATGACAGAGCCTATGCCAAGCACCGACAAGAGTGGCCTTGCAACTATTTCATTTGACGGAAAAATTGAAGGCGCAATGAGATTAATCTAACACATTGGGCGGGCCGGATTGTCCGGGCGGGAGTTGCTCCACTCCCCCCGCCCTTAATTTTAACGGAGCAAACAAAAGGAGCATACAAAATGAGAATTTCAAAAGTTACAGAACGTTGGTTTACGGTCCCAAACGATCCGGACAAATCACGATTGAAAATCAAACATCTTTTGCCAGGGGAAGCCCAAGATATTTTCGACCAAGTTTTCAAACAAAAGGTCGATTATCAAAAAGGTAAAGAGGGAAAAATGGAGCCTAAGTTTTCCCAGGAAAGTGACCCAAAACTTGACCGGAAATTAACATTTACATCTGTTGTTGTTGGCTGGGAAAATATGTTCGATGACAAGGGCCAGAAGATGAAATGCACCCCTGAAAATATCGAAAGGGCGTATAAGGAAATAGACGGTTTTTCAGAGCTTGTCAATGAATTTAAAGCAACCCTTGCAGCTAATATTAAACAGGAGCAGGAAGACCAGAAAAAAAACTTGAAGAGTTCTGTATCCGAGCTGGAGAAGTAGATTGCCATGGATGCAGAGCAGCATATAAAAAATTGTACAACGAGGAGCCACCATGTTCAACATGCTTGCCAGATTTATTTCCCGAAAACAGACTTGTATACGAAGTATTTTGGCGTATGTTTGGATCAATCGAAAATCTGGATGTATTTATAATCATGGACATGGTGGGCATAGGGTCAGATGAACGGCTTTATTGCCTAGATCTAGTGCAGGGAGCAAAGGGCGAGGTCATGAAAGATAAGCAGCTTAAAAAGGGTAAGAAATGAAGCTTGGCGGAATATATATCAGTGTTGGTGCGAAGACCACGAAGCTTGCGCTTGATTTAAAAAAAGCTGAAGGGATGGCTAAAAAAACAGCCGTCTTGATGAATCATGAGCTTGGAAGTATATCCATGGGTGCTGCCACAATAGCCTTTGCAGCACTTGCCGCTGGTACAACAATGGCCACATCTAAAATAGTATCACTCGGTCGTGAATTTGAATCGACCATGAAAACCGTCCAGGCATGGTCAGGTGCCACAGGTAAATCTCTTGAAAATCTCAATAAAATAGCCCGTGAAATGGGGGCTACAACAGAACATACAGCCACGCAGGCCGCTGGAGCATTAAAGTTCTTGGCGGCTGCTGGCTTCAGTGCCGAGCAAAGTATTGCAGCGTTACCTGGGACATTAGACCTTGCCACAGCAGCACAGGTTGATTTGAGTTTGGCAACTGATATAACAACAGACACAATGACAGCTTTCGGAATGAAGGTTGAAGATTTATCTAGAGTTAATGACGCTTTTATTGTTGCGAGTACAGGATCAAATACCACGGTTGAAATGCTTGGCGAGTCAATGCGATATGCCGCACCTATGGCGAAGCTAATGGGTTACAATGTCGAGCAAACAGCAGCCATGTTAGGTGCATTGGCTGGTGGTGGTATAAAGGCGTCAATGGCTGGGGCTGGCTTAAATATGATCATGTTAAAATCCGCACAGTATATTAAGACAGCCGGAATAGAAGGCATGACATTTATTGATTTATTAAAGCTAATGAAAAAGGAGCAATGGGATGCAGCGAAAATTGGTAAAGTTTTTGGAGCGAGACAGGTTAAAACGGCTGATGTTTTAGCAAGCCAAATACCTTTATATGAAAAATTGCATAAGAAAATGCAAGAGAGTGCTGGGATCACTCAAGAACTTGCAGACGTAATGAGAGATTCTCTTGACAATGATATCAAAGTTTTAAACTCAACAATTGAAGAGGAACTTTTAAGAACATTTGATGATTACAATGAATACATGCGTGACATCGTCCAGTCCACAACCGAATGGATCAGGACAAATCCTGAAGCTATAGATCAGTTTGCAGAAATGGCAAGAAATATGTTTGAGGCCGGTGCAGCCATGGCCAAAGTAATTAGCTATGCACCAGCATTTATAAATGCATTTGCAGACATTGCCGGGGCAGCCGGTCTTGCGTCAACCGGTTTGGTAAGCTGGAAAGATGCTATTTTTGGTGGTGTGGGTGTTATGAAATTGTTTGAAACTGAGATTGGCCGTCTTGTTTTACAGGCAAGAAAACTTCAGCAAGAGATTGCCGCCCTTGAACAAACAGATAATTTACTTGGCCCGGATCCTTCCATTGCAAAAAAAGAGGCCGAGCTAAAAAAAATAGCTACTCAAATAAATAAATTAAATGTAATTATTGAAGAAACCAAAGCCTTGACATTTACAATTGATAAAAATACCCCTGGATTTGAAAAATGGAATACAAGTGTTGAAGATGTAAACAAAAATCTAAAAAAGACAAAAGAAGCATTAACGGAAATAGAACAAGAATTGCTCGATGAAAAAATATTAAAGGCTTTAGATAAGTTTTTTGATGAGATTGAAAACCATATGACTGAAGCTGAAAAAATCCATGCAGCAATGGTTGATACATGGGAAGAAGAAGAATTAAGAAAAATTGAAGCCACCATAGCAAATAATGAAAAAATAGCCGAAGAATCAGAACAGGCCCTTAAAGACCTTGAAAAATTAAGACAGGAAGATATTGACGATCAGATAAAAGCATACGAGCATATGTGGGACAACATCCATGATGTTATGTCCGATTTTTGGAACGATGCCCTGGACGGTCAAATGAACTCTTGGGATGATTTCATGGATTATATTCTTGACACTTTCAAGAAAACTTTTTCTGAAATCTTAGCGGCTGCCAGCACAGATATTGTCATGAATGTCGTCATGGGTGTGTCTGGTGGTTCCACAAGCTCTTCTGGTGGCATTACTGGCCAGATATCCGATGCAATTACTAAAAAACTTGGTAGCTCAATCTTTGATAAAATTGGTAGCTATTTTGGTGGGTCTGTCGCTGGGAATGGGATATCGACAGCGAGCATGAGTAGCGGAATAGGGGCCGGTCAACTTGGTGGGGTATCTTCAATGTCGGGTTGGGCGTCAACAGCCATGATGGGATCTGTAGCAGCTTTAGGTGGATTTGTAATATCAAAATTGTTTGAAGCCTTTACGGATAGCACAGACAGCGCGATTGCCTTTTTAGGAGCTGATATCACTTCCCTGGCAGTACCCGGTATACAAACTAGGGACGAACCATCCTTTGAAACTGTTGCCCCGATAGAATCAAGGACAGACAGCGCTTTGTTTGATTATGGTTTTTCAGGAGGTGATTTTAATGACGAACCAGTGCAGGCAGCGTTAATAGAATATTTTGACGCTATTTTTACGGCCTTGGATGAGGTAACAGAATCCAGTATAAACGATGTTTTGAAAGACTTCACAAATTATAGTTTTACCGGGGCACCTGAAGATATCTCTTCTGGAGTTTTTTCTGACATGTTGGGATCGATGCTTGTTGCAATACTGCCGGATGAGGGAACAATCGAAGAGACCGTCTCACAGATGATAGGCGGTGCATATCAAGATTATGATCCTTTCAACAACACATCATCGTTTGGTCGGGATTTTGAAAATCAACAGGCATCCGAGACGATGAAACAGATTTATCAACCCATTTATAAAGACGTAACTCAGACTGTCTCGAAATATGCAGAAACCTTTAACGAGGCTTTTTTTGATGCAATAATGCCCGAAGGCGGGAATGAATGGGATTCCCTTATATCTTTCGCTGAAACTGTCCAATCTACAGATGATTTTATTTCTAAATTTGATACAAGAATGCAAGATTTTGGATTGACAGCCATAGATGCATATAACCAGATTTTATTCGTCACAGGATCCATAACAGAATTAAACGATATTGCAAATAGTTTTGGTTTGGCTCCTATTTCAAAAACAATAGAAGACTTGATGAACGGTTTTGTAACTCTGAACACTGCTCTAATTGCAAATAATGCAACGGTTGATGAACTGGCAGACGCATACACGAATGAGACAAAAATAATGTGGGGTACAGTCGTTGATGCAAGTGGTGAATCTGCCGGGATGATAAACACAATGTCCGATGCAGTTAAAAATATTATATGGTCATCAGATCAATTAAAAATGCAGGATATTGCAAGCCAGGGAGAACAGATTAAGGGTTTCTTTAACGATATTTATGACTCTGCTATACTTGCCGGTGATCCTGGTTTTATTGCGGGTGCGAAGGCTTTGGTAGACGGAGTTGATGTCATTGTCAATACTTTGATGTCAGTCCAGGCTTTAGATATTTATAAGGGACACTTGGAAACAATAGGCGGCATGAAAGCCGGTGTGTATGGCCTTGAAGATGAATTTAAAGCCATGCAAATTGGATCTAAATATGGCGCTCAACTCGGAACAGCTCAAGAGCAGGCGGCTTTTGTCAAATCGGTTTTGGGAATGTCAACGACCGAGTTTATTACAGCAACAGAATATTTTGGGGTATCAGTCAACGAGGCTGCAAGCGATATCGAGACTCTTGCCGGATTTGTCAAAGAAACATCAGACGCTTTTGAGGACATTGAAAGCACGATTGGGGATACAATAAAATCACTTGAAGAACAGTTTGGGATGGGTAATGCAACATCATTATCGAGTTTAATGAAAGATTTTAACAAAGCTGCCGGTGATGCGATGTCGTCAGATTCCCTGATCGCTATGGCCGGGGCAGAAAAACTTCCAGGACTTTCAACACAGATCTTGACAAAAGCGCTGGCAGACGCCCCAACATCATACGAATATCAAAAAGTATACGCTAAAATAATTGGCACCATGGAAAACGTTGAAGGTGAAGCCGGGGATCAGGTAAAAGCCCTCAGCCTTGTGGATATAAATTCAGGGAATCAATTGACCGAGCTTGAAAATATTAATGGCGCTATAGGCCTAACAAATATAGCGATTGATTCTTTACTGACCGATGGGACATTTGTTAAGGCATATACAGATTTTAACACAATTTGGAATAATGGTGCTGTTTTTAATACCCTTAATTCGACTTTGATAAGTTTAACGGGAGTTATTTCGGGCCTTACCGGAACAGCAAACCCTATTACCAATGTCGTGACAAACCCAGTTACAGGGCAAACAGGCCCGGCAAGCGTGAGCGATCCTTCGCAATGGAAAACATGGCAATTAAAAAGCACACCATCCGTATCAGGAGAGTCAGAATCAAGTCTATTGAATAAATACGGGATATCAGGTGCAAGCGCAGCTGACATTTCAAATTCTTTGAATGAATTCAAGGCTATGGATTTCGCAGGACAGGAGGTTTGGGCAGAATATTATGGAACAGATATAGGGTCTATGGGCCAAGATATCAATCAGCTCAAAGCTTATGGTTATGCAGATGGTGGAATTTCAACCGGGCCAGTATCAGGGTATCCAGTAACATTGCATGGCACAGAGGCAGTTATACCCATAGGTGGCAGTGATATTCCGCTGATCATAAAAAATGATTATTCAAAAGGGATCCTTTCAGAAATTAAAATACTCAGGAAAGAATTGAAACATGTCAATTCTGTGAACTCGTTAAAAATAAAAAAGATAAAACAAACCCTTGATAAAGTTACAGCAGGCAATAATTATTTTGCAACGAAAGAGGAAGTATAATGGAAGTTACAGTTCCGAAAATTACAAATCTGCTTGCTTCTAATATCACAGAGGCCAGTTTTGAACATTGGCTGGCGGTATTGCCTTATGCAGCCGGGGCGCGGGTATATATTTTGTATTCTGACTATACAGAGCTTTTGTCATATGGCGATTGTATTTTTGATCAATTTTTTGTCGATGGCGCAGAGTGGACATATGACGGGACAAATTCAGAATATGATTGTTCCGGAGCCCAAGCCGGGGATACAAAAATATATCAGACTACTCAGGATGTTGATAGCGGCGATTTTATTTTAGTTATCTACGAGGTTAAAAATTATATCGCGGGTGAGGTAAAAGCATACGTCCAGGGTGGCCTTGGTACTGCCAGATCAGCAAACGGAACATATCTTGAGGTAGTGACTGCCGGAAGCACAGACAGCAAAATTGGGGTACAAGGAAATGTAACCTTTGACGGATCAATAACCGCATTATCAATTAAGAAAATTGGCGCTTATTATTCCCGGGATGTCTACGAGTCACAAGCAGGGGCGAACACAAATAATTATCCGCCTGATGACGCAGTAAATTGGACAAAAGTATCAGCATCAAACCGCTGGAAAATGTTTGATGATTACATGGCATCTCAGGCTGAAAATCCTGCAAAAATAAGCGTTAAAGTCAAGTCAAATAAATGCAACAAGCTGGCATATTTTTTGGTTGAAGCCAAATCGGTTGAATACATCGTATCAGATGATAGCACAACGGAGACCAGCACAACATCAATCACACCGGCGGCCGCAGCGATAGCAATCACCACACAAACCCATGCAAATTCATGGACGATAGGTGACAAAGTTGAGGTTTACAACACAGCAGATCAAAGAGCCTTTTTTGCCGGAACTTTAACTGCATGGACACAAGCGACAGGGGTAGGAGAGGTCACAGCCACAGTTTTTGATGACCCAGCCGGGAGCGCACCATATGCAACATGGACAATGGTAAAAGTTTACGACCATGAAAGCGGATCCCTGTACCAAGAAGAAGTTTTATCCTGGTCGGATTATTTCTTTTCACCTATTCGGTTTTCAACATCGGGAGCTGGTTCATTCACTTATTCTTACAATACCAGTGTTAGGGTTATTTTTACTGGAAATGCAAACGATACAATTCGGGTAGGGCATTTGGTGGTAGGTCATTCTTCATTTTTAGGCGGGACAAAATACGGGCTTAAGGGGAGCATTTCAGATTTTAGCACCAAAGAAGCAAATACATTTGGCGAATATGCACTTGTTAAACGAGCATATTCTAAAGAATTGCGATATACAATCAATGTCTTTAATACAGCCGTTGATCAGGTGTTTCAGACATTGACTCAATTAAGAGCCACGCCCTGTGTGTGGGATTCTAACAATGATAAAACAAGCTTGAGCATGGCCATTGCCTTCGGTTTTTTTAGCGATTTTGAAGTGATGGTTCCAAGCAATAAATTATCAGAATGTGACTTAGAAATTCAAGGACTTACATAGGAGAAAAATATGGCAGCTTATCAAATCACACAATCGGTTAGCGATCCAGGGACAGCACCTGAGCGAACAGATCCGGACAATTTTGATTCCAGAGCAGATGATTTTTTGGCAGTTTTATCGCTTTGGGGAAAAATCACAACTGGGGAGTTGATTGTTTTGGCAGCTCAAATGAACGCATTATCCACAGCAGTCAACGGGTATTCAACGTCGGCGGCAGCATCATTGGCGTCAGCTTTAGTTGCACAAACAGCCGCTGAAGCAGCACAATCTGCGGCATTACAATCTGCCAATGCAACCATTTGGATTGGAGGTTCAACTTATGCAGCAGGTGCTATTGTTCTTGATCCTGGAAATAGTTATTTTTCTTATACATCCCAGCAGGCCGCAAATACAGGCCATACTCCAAATACAGATAACGGTACATGGTGGGAATTAACAATTGCTGATACTACAAATGCAATAAACAATGCAGATGCAAAAACAACCCCAGTTGATGCTGATTTATTGGCATTGATAGACAGTGAAGCTTCAAACGTACTTAAAAAAATTACATGGGCAAATCTTAAAGCAACTATTTCAGGCGCAGATTATATAGCAAATCAAGTTTTTTCATAAGGAGTAAAAAATGTCAACATTTACAAAAAGAGTTTTATCCGGATCGACAAATGGCAAGGGTATTTTAGTTGCTGCAACCGCTACCGCTGGAACAACAATTCATACAGCAGTCGCAGGAACTTCTGACTTTGATGAAATATGGCTATGGTGTGTTAATTCAAGTGCAGCGGATGTCAAACTAACCCTTGAATATGGAGAGGCAACCGCGCCGGACGGAAACATTGAGTATACGGTTGGTGCCGAAGATGGGTTAAAGATTATTTTGCCCGGAACACTTTTACAAAATAGCCTTGTTTTAAAGGCGTTTGCAGGGTCGGCAAATGTTTTAATCATCCACGGTTTTGTTAATCGCATAGCGGCATAGGTGATATTATGAGTAGACAATTTTTTAGAAATAGAATGGTTACTGGTGATTTGCCACAGATGTTTGATACGAGTTTGACAAATGATATTGGTGTCGCAGGGGGTATCGGGTTCGGGGTAGGCATCTGTCCACCAAGTTTATTGCCGTCTGGTATGGCTGATATGGCAGGTTCAGAAACAATAGGCGATGATAATTATGGTAATTATCAATTTGCAGACGGTTCAATCGTATGCTGGGTTCCGATTCATTGGACAAAGATTGGGACAGGGTCTAATGGCCTTGCGGTTAACATTATCAGCATAGTTAAGTATTCCACGTATGCAAATGAAACCGCCGCCAACGCAGCAGGGTATTTTCTGCCAAGATGTTTCATTGATGGTGGATCGGTTCAACCCGGATATTTTGTGGATAAATATGAGTGCAGCAAAAATGCCTGGGGAACGGGGTATATCGGCAGCTCAATTAAAGATGGCCTGCCTATTTCCACAGCGTCAGCCCATAACCAAATTGCAGATCTAACAGCTTGCGGTACAAATGCCAATTTTGAAGCGATAGACGCAGCTCATGCTCGTGACGGCGTAAATGGCGCTGTTAATGCTAGTTCAAATTGGTTTTGTGCGTCACGATTTATTTATGCTGATCTTGCAATGCTGTCAATGGCTCATGGCCAGGCTGCTGCTGCAACAACTTATTGTGCATGGTACGATGCGGGTGGAACAACTAATTATCCAAAGGGATGTAATGATGATGCTCTGGGTGATGTGGATGACGGCACGATTAGTTACACGACTGATGGGTATCTTAATTGCGGGAAAACTGGTTCAAATACAGATTTGGCTAAAACAACTCATAACGGACAAAATTGCGGAGTCGCGGATCTTAACGGGAACATGTATGAAATTTCAATTGGTGTGACATCCAATGGTTCTAATTATTTTGTCGCAAATGAGTCCACGGCCATGAAGGATTTTACCAGTGGTGATTCTGACGCCACAGACCATTGGGGAGCCACCGGTATTGCCGCCTTGATGACATCCTTTAACATTGCTTATATGCAAGCGGGTGCCTGGGCTTACCTGGGATCTGGAGCAAATCAAGTTTTGTCAGAAGCGTTGATTGGAAATGACGCTGTGCTTACGTCTTTGGGAATACCAAAGGATTCAAATGGATATGATGCCACGGGCACCAATCAATTTGGGCTGGATGGAATGTATCAGGCTCAAGTGACGAATGAGCTCTGCGTGCTCTCCGGCGGGACTTGGAACTCTGGTTCGAAGGCCGGGGTTTGGATTTCGTATTGGATCAGCTCTCGGTCGTCTTCGAGCTACATTTATGGTTTTCGGGTCGCCTGTTACCCTGTATAGGGGCGCGATAGCGACCCGATCATAAGGAGTTAAATATATGTCTGAACCTGCCCTTAACAGAAAGTTTATGGAAATGATGAAATTATTAAATGTATATCTAAACCATTTTCCTGCACAGGAAAAATATGCACTATCAAACCAGATCAGGAAAACAGCATATGAATTATATGATTTTATCACAGAAGGGCAGAAAAGATACTACAAGAAAACAACCTTAACAAATTTAGATATCAATCATGAAAAATTAAGAATGCAAATTTACTTGGCATATGAACTTGGATATTTCAATTTTAAAGACGGCAGGAAATCTAAAAAGAATGTTGAAAATAAAAGATTTTCAGCCATTTCCAGGCGAGTGGATGAGTTAGGAAAAATGATTGGTGGATGGATAAAAAAGATTAAAGAGCAAAATCAATGGAAATAAAGGGAATGCCATTAACATGCGTGATATCCGGCGGGAATTGGAACAATAGTTCGAAAGCCGGAGTTTGGAATTCGAATTGGAACAACAATCGGTCGAATTCGAACAACAATAATGGTTTTCAGGTCGACTATAATACCTCAAACCCAGAACTTTGGGACAGTGGAATTACAGGGATGGCGTTTCCTGCATCATGCAAAATCAACAAGACATGCGTTTTTGGTAGGCTTTTATGGTTCGAAGATCAAGCATGTCTAAATCGGGGGTATAATTTGAAACGGGTCGGGAATTTGTTTGAAATCGTATTCAGTAGAGAAAATCTTTACCAGGCGTACATTGATGCCCGAAGAGGTAAGCGGAAAAAACAGGCGTGTTTTAATTTTGAAACATCACTTGGCAGTAACCTGGAATCTTTGTATATAAAAATCCACAGTGGGGATTACCGGCCAAGACCCTATAAGAAATTTACAGTGTACGAACCAAAAGAGCGCATAATTTATGCACCGGCGTTTCGGGACACAGTGGTACAGCATGCTATTTACCGGGTGGTTTATCCCATTTTTGATAATACTTTTATTGATCAATCTTTTGCATGCAGAAAAGGCAAGGGAACACACAAATGCAGTAAACAAACACAAAAGTATATGCGCTCTTGCGGAGATGATGAATACACATTGAAGCTCGATATCAAAAAGTTTTTTTACTCAATTGACAGGTCAATTCTCAAAAAGCTGGTTGAAAGAAAAATAAAAGACACGCATTTAGTTAATATCATGATGGCGTTTGCGGAGATGGACGCGCCGGTAGGTATCCCTATCGGTAATTTGTTAAGTCAGACTTACGCCTTGATTTTTATGAATCCGGTGGATCACTTCGTGAAACGTGTCCTGAAAATAAAAAAGTATGTCAGATATGTAGATGATTTTATTTTGATTGGCATCACTCGGGGTCAGTGTCTTGAATATCGGGAAAGGATTATTGATTTTATTGACAAAGAGTTGAGCCTGAAATTATCAAAATCAACAATCCAGAAAGTCAAGAAGGGCTTGAATTTCGTTGGGTACCGAACATGGAAATCAAAGACGTTTATCCGGAAATATAGTTTGTATAAATTTAGAAAAATGGTGAAGCAAAACAACCAGGCTGCCACAGTCTCAATTCTTGGGCATGCTAAAGGTACTAACTCACTTTTTTATATGTTCAAAATCTTAGAGGAGATTAAAAATGATATTAAAATACCAAAAAGTTTTCAAAAAATACGACGACAGGCACTCTACTACTATTACGCTGGTAGAACCAAATTACAAAGAGGATGATCCAAGGGTCACTGAGCTGTGCACCATAGGCAAGGATACTTTTGTTCATATCCCGGATGATCTTGTCTTGCCGGAACAGCCGTTCAATCTGGATGTGACAATGGAGGCCGTCACACTTACCGATGAACTTCGTACAGAAATCAAAGCAGTATCACCCCATGTTAGATTGATCAATGCAAGGGTAGTGGAGAAAATCCGGGCTAAATATTCTGAAAATGATGAGTTCAAAATGTTGCGCGTTAAAGCAGACGGCGAACAGATTCAAAGTAAAGAATATTCTAAGCATGTTGAGAGCTGTACTGCCTGGGGGTTGACTGAAAAAGGTAAAATGGGGTTGTAATGAATTTAAAAGAATTCTTCACGGCCTTTGGCTACTACGGCTCAAACCCAGTTCAGCAGGCAAATTTAAATGCCAAGCTGTACGGTGATTTTGTCGGCTGGGGTCAAAACAGCAAGAGCGCAAACCAACTCCAGGTTATGATTGACCGAGTGTGCAAATATGACACTATCCACCCGGACGATCTAATAGCTCTGTTGAACCGATGTGGATTCAACACTTGGGAACAACTTGAAGAATGGCTTATCGTTTCAGATGGCCTATTATTTAATCCACAAGGATACATTGATATTATTGATCCACCTGTGCCGGATCTTGGGACGTTACAGCAGATATCTGTTTATGATTTGCGGTATATCATCCGGTCGATTACTGGTATCCATCCTTTCGACCTTGTAGAGGAAGATATGGTTTATCAGCTTATCCCAAAAGACCGGATGCAAGATATTATAGATGCTTGCCCGGCTGACAGACAGGCTTTTGTAGACGAATCAAGAGATTGTGACGATTATGTGAGGATGTTGCGTGGTTGGTTGTCACGTTGGGGATACGGAAACCTGGCAATCCATAGTCTTACGGTAATGCTCAGGTATAAAGGGGTTGATACATATCGGCACAAAATGGCCGGAATATCGAACGACGCTAACGAATTTTGGTTCTTTGATCCACAGGGTGCTTGGCTGTTGTGGAAATTCGGAGAGTACCCAAAAATTGCTAATTGTGATGAAATTAAAATTGAAAAAATATTAATTTAAACAAAGTATTAATTTAGACAAATTGAATATATGAGGTTCTAAATGAACTTTGAAAAACGCAAGAACAATTAATTTCGCATAAAGGGGAAAAACATGGAATTTTTAACTGATCCAAAAACATTGGCAATCGGGAGCATTTTGGTTTTAGCGGCAAGTGAAATTATCGGTATGAATCCTAAATGGCAGTCAAACGGTGTTGTGCAAGTGGTTATGGCCGGACTGAAAAGGATATTTAGAATAAAATAAAATAATTTTATTATTATCAAAATCCCATGGCGATTATATTTATTGTCATGGGATTTTTTTATTTAAAGACAAAATGTAAAATAATCCTTGACAACATGTCTTTTTGTTTATATCTTGAAATAAACAATAAAAAAGGAGGGTTAAATTGGCTAAATCAGAACGGTTGGAGAAAGAGCTTGATAGAATAAATTTATTGAGCATTATGGAAAAGCTTGAAAAACGCGGGTTTAAAGAGCAAAGCGTCAAAAAGGCTTTCATGAGAGGATCAATATCAAAGGAGCTTGCACCGGTGCTGGAAGAATACACCTCTGTATCAGCTCTTTTTTGGATGCTCCCAGACATTTACAAGACAAATGGTGAAAGGAGATGAACTCAACTAAAAAATCGGTTTATGTTTATGGAGAAAAAATGAAAAACCTATTCTGGAAAAAATACACGTCAATCGAGCAGCATATCAATGACATTGACGTTGAGGAACCCTTGAGCCCTGCCATGTGTCTGTTATGTGTGGTTGGTATTTTGATGGTGGGAGTGTTGGGTTTTATTTTGATTGTGGTTGGATTATCATTTTAAAAGGAGCAGCAAAATGGACCCTGAAAAATTAGAAGAATTAAAAGCCATCATTGAAGGTGAAGCTTACAACCAATATGATGACCAGATGAAAGCTAAGGAAAATATTGATATCCTTGCCAAGGCTGCAAAGGGAGTCTTTCTTATTGAGCCAGGGATCTTCAAAAAACTGGTAAAATTTCATTACGAAAAATCAATGGAAAATGAACGGCGCAAATTCAGCGAGGTTGATGACCTTTATATTGAGATTTTTGGGGAGCCTGAACCGGAGCTGGATCTTTTCAGCGAGGAAGAAATCAAAGAAGATTCTGACCCGATCAATAACACCATTGACAAGGATGAAGTTTTGGACAAAATCAAATATGGAGCTAAAAGGAATAAAAACCAATGACAAAAACAACAGAGTTAGAAACCGCCATGGTCCGTATACAAGACCTTGAACAAAAAAATGTTGTAGCCATAGGCACGGATGAAGCCTTCGCACTGATCGACAAAGACGGCCAAATTAAAGCCTTTAAAACAATGCTTACCCTGTCTATCAAGGACGGAACCCTTGTCGAAATTGGAAAGAGTTTTGGGAACTATAAAGCACCTGTAGCCATATCTGCACAAGGTTTTGAAATTTGGGCTGAAAAGACCGGGGCCAGCGTGATTTTCCCTAAAGATGTATTGGTGGGCGATACCCTAAAACCAAACCCATACATGGAGCGGGATCCTAAAAATAACCGTGTCCTTGCTGTTCATGCCCGGGCGGTAGCTTTTAAATACTCTCCCATGGGATTGCCCCAGGTGTGCGATTGGTCAACCATATTTGATGTCCCTTCATATCGCATGATTGATCTGCTTGCCAAAGCCAAAAAGAAACCGCAGGCCTTTAAATTGCTGCCAAATGAAATGGCACCGGCTGCCGACAATAATGAGACATGGGCAAAATATCCTTTTGATGAAGCCACAAGCCTATGGTTGAACACTTCCCACAACGAGGTTTTAGACTGGTTCAAATCAATCATAAACCGTGAAAAAAAGGCCATGGACTTCGCACAGACCTTTGCACGTCGTAATGCCCTAAAACATCTTTCAGGGCTACAGAAACCGCCAGAGGGTTTGCATCAATGGTCTTTCCCTGTTTTATCATGGCGACCTACCGGCAATAATATTGTCAAATGGGATGCCAGCCAATATGAGCAGCTTCAGGGCCGGGTGTCAAGCATGATTGAAGGGGACCACAACGAATTCGATGCAGGCAAAACAAAGCAGCTTGAAGTCAAAAAAGGCGTTGAGACTATTTCGCATGAGCTTGACACGAATGAGATTGAAGATGATTTGAATCCGGATGACCCGGCCGAGAAGGAAAGCCAGCCAGCGCCAAAAAAGCCAGCTAAAAAAGAGCCTGAACCAGTCAAGGAACCAGAGCCAGCCAAAGTCCAGACGACAGAAAGAGAACTCACAGACGCTCAAAAACAGGTCATTGCGGCGGCTGGTAAATTCCAGGCAGAAGCAACCCAGGCCAAGACAGAGCTTGATTTTACTGTTGATTGGGATGAATTTACGGACTCAATGGCCAAACGGTTTTTTAAACGGTTGAATGAGATTTTGGATGGTGAGGAATAAATAATAATCGGCTCCGGGTTTAAAAAACCTTGTGTCCATGGATGCGCGCTTAAATGGATCGCACAAAAGACCCGGCCCAAAAAAGGAGCGAAAATGATAACAAAAATTTCAACCAAAGGATTCAAAGGCTTTGATATTAACGAGCCTGTCCACCCAAAAACAATATACGTCGGCAAAAACAAATCAGGCAAATCGTCACGGTCCCATGCAATTGCCCTGACCCTACTCGGATATATCCCATTTGCTGCCAAAACCAATAAAAAACCGGCTGATATTCTCAATGATTTTGGAGTGGGCGATTCACTGACAACAGCCATTGTTTGCAACGGAGTGGAATTTGAGCGTCATTATTCCCGCAGCAAAAAAGGTGTGGTATCCCAAAAGATGCGGGTCGACAAAAAGAAAGTAAGCGCCACAGATTATGCCGTTATGCTTTCCAATGCCGGGGCGCCAAGGATAGTTGATGTTCCTGATTTTATTTTAATGAGCGATCAGAAAAAAATTGACATGCTGTTTGAGCTTTTCCCGCCTGATGCCAATCTGAAAACCCTTGAAAGCAAGATTGACAAAGCAAAGCAAAAAGTCAATGAGATGCAGGCCCAGGAAAGAACGTCAACCTCTGCAATCCAGCAATTGACTGCCAGGAAATCAGAGATTGAAGTGCCTGCCGGATCCTTACCCGAGATCAAGGCCGATATTGAAACCACGACACAGGCTGTTCTTGATGCCAGGGAAAGCCTTAAAAAAATTGAGATTGATGAGGCAAAGGAAAAGGCCAAGGCTGAACAAAAGACGGATTCCCAGGCGACGTTTGATGCGATTATGGCTAAGAATACTAAAGAGTGGGTGCCTGAGCCTGAAACCCCAAGACATACCCATGAAGAGGCTGAAAATATTGTTAATTTTGTTAGAAATGATATGGCGCCAGGTCGGGTTGTCGATGCAGAGTTTGATAAGGCCGCATTTGAAAATTTTAAGAAAGCTGAAATCGTCAATCCGTCGATATCAATCCAAGCCATTATTGATACCATGATTGATGCAGGGTGCGAAACATGCGCCAGTTTATTGGTTGCGAAAATGGAGCTTAAAAAGTTTAAAGGCGGTGTTAAATGAAAAAAGCAAAACAGAAAATATCATGGCAAAAACATCCTGGGACGAACACAGAGCATTTTTTTATTGATAAAACACCTGGGGCGCTAAGTGTGTGCAAGCGAGCCAGCGCCACAACAGGGCCTTTTCATTCCGTATCTGTTGACTCGTTTATCTGTTCTATTTGCCGAGCGAAAATTGAAAAGGAGCAAGCTGATGAATAAACAAATCCTAACAGACCAAATAGCCGGGTTGATATCAAAAGGCCAAAACCTACGCGCCCAAGAAGCCGTATTCCTGAAATTACAAGGAATTAATGAAACCATAGAAAAAACAAAACAGGAAAGAGGCTTGACACAAAGCGCTCTTTTAGTTGCCAAGATGGACAGAAAAGAATTGATCGCCAAGAAAAATGAGGCTGTGTCTGCATCATTCAGCAAGATCATTGATAAAATGGGTGAGGTCCTGCCAAGTGGTCGGGCTGCTATCAATCTTGATGATGGTTTGTTTATTGGGTGGGAGGTTGAGGAGGACGGGATTTACACGCCTTATAATGGGCTTTCAGGTGGCGAAAAACAGATATTTGATACCGCTTTGGCTCATGTATTGGATTCGAATATCATTATCGTTGAGGGCGCTGAATTGGATAACGATCATCTTTTGGCCGCAATGGAGGATTTGAACGATATTGATAAGCAAGTATTAATGGCGACCTGCCACCCAGTAGCGACTGTGCCGGATAGTTTCAAGGTTATTAAGGTTTAAAGGAGGGATTATGTCATTTGTATTATACCGAAAAGAGATACGCTGCCCAAATTGTGAATATGAAGGGCCAGCGCAAATAAAAGGGGTTGGGTGTGGATTTGCCATCATGTTTATTTTCATGCTCCTGCTTTCATTTTTGATTTGGCCTCTATTCATTGTGGTCGGCATCATGCTTTTATACATGGTCATTAAACCAGCAGATCAGATTTGCCCGGAGTGTAAATATCCTAATCCTATACCGATCTAAAAAATAACTTGACAGGCCATTGAGAAGGGAATAAATTATCAATATGCGAAGTTCGAAGATTAAATATGATTTTACTTTTGAGTTGTCCCAAGCTGCGAAGCCGGAGCCTTTCTTTGACAGGTGCATAGACTCAATTATATTAAAGCCCGTAGACAATCCCAAGTTTACGGGCTTTTTTTATTCCTTTCTTGTGTTGCCCTTGATGCGGGGTTTTTTGGTACTGTTAAGCTCGGTAGCCAGAATAAACAGGCAAAATGTCATTCCCTTTTTATGTGGCCTCAGTTTTCAAGGCAAAAACTGGTCAGCTTTCGGTTGGACTGGAAACGGTTCAAACAGGATTGATTATCCTTCCATAAAATAATCGGATGCGGTTTTCACACTCCCGGTAATTGTGTACCTGACAAGAACACAGAAAGACTAAGCTTTAAGGATTGTTTAATATGGATGACAACGGCATCAAAAGACAGGTATATTTAAAATGAAGGCTTTATTATGAGCTTAAACCAACTATATAGGCATTATGATAAAGAAGATAATTTGCTTTATGTCGGGATATCTTTACATCAAATAAGCAGATTAGCACAGCATAAAATAAGTTCTATTTGGTACCGTTCAATTGTAAAAATAATATTAGAAACTTATCCAGATAGGCGATCTGTTTTAGATGCAGAGAAAATTGCGATAATTAATGAAGGGCCTATATTTAATAAACAGCACCAAACAAAACAATGTCCAGAAGCAATCTTATATAAAAAAAATTTGTATAGGATATATAAATATAGGCAGGAATATCTTAGACTTAGGGAATTAGAGAAAAATACAAATGGAATTATTCTAAGGAGCAAAAAATGAAACTATCCCAAGAACAACAAAAAGTCGTAGAATCAAAATCAAGAAAACTATTGTGCATCGCGCCCAGCGGAGCCGGAAAAACAAGAACAATGATTTCCAGAATCCAGCACTTAATTGAAAATTGCCAGGTGAGCCCATACGATATAGCTGTATGCACTTTTACAAGAAAGGCAGCAGGTGAGATCAAAGACCGGCTTATGAAGGAAATTGGAACCCCAGCGACCAGGATTACAGCCGGGACGATGCACGGAATCGCCTTGAAATATCTTCAGACATACGGCGAACTTGTGGGCCTGAAACCTGGTAAAATTACGGTGTATTCAAATTGGGAGGAAAATTATCTTTTAAAGGACGTTGCGATGGAATTGGGATACCACGATGGGCGAAAGTGGAAAAACGTCAAAAAGGGGGAGGTTGATGCTGCTTTTAAGGTATACTATACGAACGGCGAACACGTTTTAGGCGCATGGAATAAAGAAAAGGCCAAATCAAGCGAGATTATGAACGCATTTTTTGCCAGCTGCCATGAAAACAATGCCCTGACATATGGCATGATTCTCACCAAGTTTTTGAAGCTCATTCCAAAAATTAGCAAGTTTTTGACCCTACAGCATATCATGTGCGATGAGGTACAAGACAACAATCCGCTGCAATGGCAGATCCTGAATGATCTTTGCCAGGCCTGCAATGCCGCACAATTTGCAATAGGTGATTTCCGACAATGTATTTTTTCATTTCAGGGATCGGACCCTGAATACCTGATCAGGAACCAACACCTTTTTGATGTGTATAATTTGACGGATAATTATCGCTCAAGTGCAAATATCGTTGATGCTGCTAATCAGCTTATAGAGCATTGTGGGGTTAGTATTGGGGAGCCTATGAATGCGATTCAGGGCGATAATTTTCACCCGGTTGCTTATCATCCTGATTTTGATTCAAAAATGATAGCTGACAATATTGCGTATTATCGAGAAGAATTTACAGAAAAAATGGCAGTTTTGGCCCGAAATCATTGGATGTTAGAAAAACTTTCCAGCCTGCTTACAGAGGCCGGGATCAAACACGAATATATAGGCAAAAAATCAAAGCTGGTCCGGTCTGAAGAATTCAGGATATTCCATTCATTTTTAAAATTGATTGTGAATGAATTTGATAATTTTTCCTTTGTACTTATCAGGCAATATCTCGAACTTTCAGCACAAGATTACGCCGATATAAGATGGGATTCAACTGTAGAATATCAGAGTCACTTTTCAGCATGGAAAGCCACGCCGGACAAGGATAGCTACACTTGGCAGAAATGGTTCAAAGTTGCTGAAAGAACGGACATGGCCAGCGCAATTGATTTGATGAAGGATATTGATTTTGGATTTGAGACAGAGGCTATATTTGAGTTTGTTTATGCATGGATTTTGGATCATTATGACGGGACTATTGACGGGTATTTAAACTGGCTGGCAACTTTTGATGTGAGCGATGAGATTAAGGAGGATGTTGAGGGGTTGCAGTTATGTACCATGCATTCTGCAAAGGGCCTTGAATGGCCGACAGTTATTGTAATTGGCTTGAATGAAAGCATTTTTCCATCTAAACAATCTATATCAAAAAATGACCTGGAGGAGGAGCGGCGCTTAGCATACACAGCATTTACCCGGGCAGAAAACCAGCTTATTTTGACCAGTAGACCGATTGAAAAAGATAGTGACGGACAGATTAAAAACCCGGTATCAAGATTTATAAAAGAAAGCTTGTCTTGACAACTTTCTTAAAATATGTAATTCTGCTTGTGTGGATAGGGGGATACCCTGAATCCTTTAAAATATAGTTCGTAATAATTGGAGGCAAAAAATGAGAGGCGGAAAAAGGAAGGGCTCAGGGCGTAAAAAATCACCTGATAGCAAAATACAATATTCAACAAGGCTCAGGCCAGACCTGATTGAATGGCTCAAATCAAGAAATGCAGCAAGAGAGATTGAAGCTGCCCTGGATGACCGGATTAAATCTTTTTTAAATTAATTTCATTTTTCTTTGAAAAAAGACTTGACAGGTATCTAAAAGGTGTGTATAGTACAGACATGATGAAAACAAACACACATAACGAGGAGTCAAACATGAAAAATGTAACAACGGCCGCCGACAAAGCAAATAAAATTTTCGCAGCAACAAATTTTCTGAATAAATGGGCGGCAAAAAGAGACGAAGAATTTGTCGCAAAACATACTGCAAAAATAGAAGAAATAAAAAAAGACAAAGAGGGCCTCTTTATCGTTTGTGGAAAAACTTATCAGCACAAAGAAGCTATCAAAAAAGCTGGGTTCACCTTTTGCGCTGGTTCGTGGTACTCGGAAAAAAGCAAAGACCTTGATATTGATGGATTAATGGTAATAGAGGGATAACCACAACCGGGGCTGAAAGGCCCCACAAAGGGAAAAATAACATGGAAAAGAAATGCAAAAACTGTAAGAATATGGATATCTGCAAGATGTATCTGGACCTGGTCGAAATGGCCATCATGCTCAACACGAACATGCGGAAAAATGATCTTGATGAAAATGGCTTTACGGTCATGGCAAACACCATGGCCCATGACCGGATTAAATCTTTTTTAAATTAATTTCATTTTTCTTTGAAAAAAGACTTGACAGGTATCTAAAAGGTGTGTATAGTACAGACATGATGAAAACAAACACACATAACGAGGAGTCAAACATG